AGTTTGACCAATTTTGGGTAAGACTTGCGTTTTGAGTATATCCAAAAGTCACCGGGTCAGGGGCATTTGTTACCATTGTGGCCCAATTATTAGATTTTGATCCGCTTGTTCCTGACATTGCTAAATTAATCCTAATTTCTCCTCCAGTGTTAAAAAAATATCTTCTATGATTTGCGTCTGAAAATGTGACTGTAAAAATAAAATTTATCGTTCCATTCCAAGCACTTGTTCTTGAGCTAGACCTAACACTAAAAACTGAATCCATTTCGTTAGTATTTAATGAAGTAGTAGGTAATCTATTAGCATCAATTGTATTTACATAAGATACATACTGATTGTGTGTTGCACTATCTGTACCAGCAGATGCTCCTGCAGTAATCCAATCTCCAACATTTATATCACCTAATAAAAAATTGCTAGTAGTTTGATGAACATAGCATGCTTGAATGTCGGTTCTTAAATCATCTAATTGTTCCGCTGTTACAAAATCTCCAACTGCGGGCTGGGTAGGATAATTACTAGCAACAACTTGCGAGCTTGTAACAGATTGCCCATAACCATAATCACCTGATCCTACACCTAAAATTTGAGCAACTTTACTTTGCAAATTATTGTAATCAGTTGCATTAATCGATCCACCTTGAACCACACTTGACACTGCCATAATTTTAAACTCCTATATATACGTATTTTATTTATACAATTATTTCTATTAATCCTACTTCTGACAGATTATAATTTTCTAAACTTTTTCCAATTACTTGCAGTGCCGTATAATTATCAGATGCTGCTTTAGCTACACCAGGAGTGTCAGAAGTAACTAATAAATCACCTTTATTAATATTTCCTATTACTTTGCAAGGAACTCTTCCACGTAATGCAACGCAAGCTTTTACTCCTTCTAATTCACTATTCATTATATGAGCTGGACTAGTAGAAACAACACCAATTACAGTAGAATCATTGCTTTTAACAGATTGAGTTACTTCAGCATCTCCGCCTATTACTAAAACAGTTCCAGGTTCATAAACTTTATCAGACAGATACATTTCAGCTAAATCTGCATATTTTGCTGCTGTAGCTGTACCTCTAAACAAATTTGCATGGATATCACCAGAAATATCACGAGCAACAATAGATACTCCGTTTGTATTCCTTGCATCTGCAGTGTAAAATCCTGTTTCAACAGTGCTTTGAGCATTTATAAAAGATGTTGATACTGCTTTTGCATTATCAGCTGTTCCTTTAAATTCACTTGCATAAACATAATTAAATGAATGGGTTGTACTACCTATGTTAACTTGTCTAGTGCCTGCATTTGTAGTACTAAAAGATTCACTTGTAGGGTCAATAATTAAATTGTAACCTGGCAACACTTCATTATGAGTTAGTCTAAATGGCATTCTAACATTATTTGAGTCATCTCTTACTTGAAAAAATAAATCTAAACCTACTTCATTTCCTATAATTGCTTGATTACCGTTAACAATTCTTAATTTCAAATCATTATCGTCACCGACTGATAATCCATCATCTCCGAAAGTAACTGCGGCTTGAAAAGCTGCTCCTTCATATTTAATATACTTATCAGCAGTAAATCCACCTAACCTATCTGAATTTGAAGCAGTTCCCCAGTATCTAATAGCTTGAGAAGTAACTCCAGATGTTGAATTGAGTGTATGTTGTAAGGTTAAACCTTCATGAATTGTATCAAATCCAGGATAACCATTTCTGTCGTCAGGATGAATTGTAAAATATGGATGAAATCCACTTATAATATGTTTAACTTCGTCATTAATAACACTACAAATTATAGGACGATTTGTTCCTGTATCATCTCTTACAGTCCTGCTTTGAAACTGAGTTACAGTTGTACCAGTACCTTGAGGACCTACTAATATCCAATCTGTACCATTAAAAACATAAAGTTGTTCATTTTGGGTATCCCACCAAAAATCACCTGCAGTTTGTCCTGCTGGAGCTGTATCACCTGTTTCTGACCCACCTGTTGTACGCCATTTTGTTCCGTCATAAAATTTTAATTTACTTAAACCTGCATCAAACCAAACTTGCCCACTAAGTGCTTTTGGAGGTTGATTTTCTCCTGCAAAATTTTCTAGTAAAAAAACAAAATTCTCATTCTGTATTTCACCGTAGCCTGCGTAATTTTTACCAACTAATTTTAAATCAGTAGTTTGATCTACTGTTCCGTCTTCCACTACTGTTAGTTGAGCAGTATTATATGTATTAATTATATATGCCATTCATTTGTCCCCTAATGCTTTAGTGTATTTACCCTATTTGTTATACAACGATCCTATCAACTCCTGTGCTGTTCCAATTTGCTCCATCGCTTTGAAATCTATAGATAAATCTATCAACTGTAAATTCTATTTCTGTTGTAGAACCTGAATATGCAGGGTTAGCTACTATATCTTGCACAACAGCAACTGTGCCTGTATTATCAAAATTACGGACAGTTACTCTTGATTTTTGTAAAACTGCAGTATCTTCTTCTGAAACTGTTATAGGAAAAACTGCTGTAATTTGTCGGATACGTGTTGCCATAATTTTTACATTTTGCCCAGGTAACGATTCTTCAATCGGAAGCATATTATTTAAAACTGATCGAACATTTTGTATTGTAGATGCATAAAAAGGTGTATAATCAGGATCACCACTAGCTATTAATCCGTTTATATCTAATGATAACAATATTTCTTTTCCATCTACTGCCCTATCTACATATTCCTTATTAGCAGCTTCGTCATTTGCAATAGGAGTAGCTAAATTAGATATCTTATTGTTGCTCAAACTAAGAGAACCGCCATTTGGATTTATCGTTATACCGGCTCCATTTATTCGTGTAATAGAAGCAGAATCAATATATATATTGTCAACTGATAATTCCGTTAATGTTCCAAGTTGTGTTAATCCTGAGGCTTTTGTAACTCCAGAATGTAACTCAGAACTTGAAAGAACCATTTCTCCATTTATTCTATAAGAAGGATTAGCATTAATCCCTGATACAGACAAATTTATATTTTGGTTACTTGTCCAAGATCCTACTGGAGTATCATTGACGACGTCTGTATCAAGCTTCCATACAAAATCTTTATCACCTTCATTACTTCTAAGTATGAAACCGCCACCTTCTACATCTGCATTTGACCCTATTTGATCCTGTTCTCCTATAGCTAATTCTATTGTTTTATCAATAATCTTTAAATCTTGCGATGTTACATAAGTTACATCACCCGAAACCGATAAAGAACCTGCTATACTTACACTACCAGCAACTGTCAAATTTCCGTATAAATCTAATTCAGGAACACTAACTAAATTTTCAAATTGCCCTAATCCGTCAAACATTTTAATTTTATATTCTGACGTATCTATATAAATTGCGTTTACAAAACTGTTTGTATATTGAGCATTTTTTATTCTTATTCCAAAATCTGCGTTCGATTCTAACATATCTATGTATGTTGTTGATCCGAAAATCTTAGCATTAACAAATGGTCTGTCGCCAACACCAATTGTTAGACCTTTACTATTTTTTATTGTTATAAAACCTGTTGTTTCGCCATTACCATCTGCAGGTAAAAAATTTACACTTGTTTTTTGATTTCCTTGGTCATCTAACAAATATTTTGAATTTAAACTTGTACCTCTCCACCAAAATCCATTTATTCCAGTTTCATTTTCTACATCTGCAATATTAAACCCTTTATATAATTTTTGTCTTGGAGGATCTTGGTCATCCTCAGCCCAAGTATGAAATCCGTTAATCTTATACTGAATAGGTACAATAAATTCTGCTGGAGAATAGACTCCTACTAAAACATCTCCTAAAAATAATTTTAAAATTGTCCTAGTAATATTTCGGTCATCTATTTGACTATGGGCTTCAAATCCTGTTTTACCTTGTCCAGCATCATATGTTGGACCAACTAAAGTTAAATCTGTTCCATCATACAAATATAAACGATTATTTTCATTATCTATCCATAAATCTCCTGCAACTAAATTTCCAGGTTGTGAGCTATTAACAATAGTTCCTGTTGCACTTCTAAATGATGTTCCATCAAAGACTTTTAATCTTAAATCAGCTTTATCATACCATAATTGTCCTGTTAATGGAAAAGGGGGTTGTTCTGTGCTTGCAAAATTTTCGAGTATTTTAATAAAATTTTCATTAATCCATTCACCGAACCCTTTATAATTGCGTCCTATTAATGTAATATCTGTGCTTGTTGTATCAATTATACCATCTATTAGATCTATAATTAATTCTCCATCAGTCCTATTAATTCTATAACTCATCTAATCATCCTGCATATATAATAAAATTCAATGCCAAAAATGGATTTAAAATATCTACTTTTGAACTTAGGGTTTCATCTGTAACAATCCCTTGTGTGTTTTTCATTGCTACACCAGTAAATTCTGTCTGTTGTTCATAAAAATGATAGTCTTCAACTTGATCGTCAACAATTTCAAACTGTTTAGGAGCAGTAGCATAAAATTGAGTATCATTATAAAAAAGATCATGCTTATGATCTGGTAAATTTGCTTCTTGTAAAGTTACTTTTTCGTTTCCTCCAGTGCCTCCTAACTCCGTAGAATTAGTATTTTCTAATACTGGATTTGCTAGATCAACTAATCCTAATGGAAATCTTCCTCTTAAGTCAGGTAAAGTAAAATATCCTGAAGGAACGGATTCAATACTGGCAAAAGTATATCCAATAACTGCAAATAACTTTTCATAATCTACTTTTAATACATTTTGTCCTGCACAAAGCAACCAACCTGCAGGAACTGTTAATCCTGCATATGGCGTTATACTACCTATAGGTATAGTAGGAACTGTTTTTAATAAATTTTCTATAGAAATTTTCTTTAATCCAATATCTTCTCTGTTTCTAGAAATAAGCAGTTCGTCATCTAGTTGTGTATCTATAATTTCTATTTTATTAGAAACCACGCCTTGTGATATTTCCGTTTGGAATTCAACCAATTCACCTTGACCAGTAAAATTAATTATTCCGCTTTCTAAATCAGTAGAATTCAATAAACCTACATCTCCAATAAATTTAAATGTAGATGCCTTAGCAAGCTTATTTGCAGATCCTGCACGACCAGTAACAGAACCTGTAACAGTTCCTGTTAAGTCTCCATAAAATCTTTTTGCATATATTGATTCGTATTGTAAACTCGGAGATCCTATATAAGATTGGGCATCTCCAAACAACTCATCTGCTGTCACTGTTGGCAAAATTTTATCAACAATAATATTACTAGAATTAGTATGATTTAAATATAAATTACCACCTATAGTAACACTTTGAGCAACCCCAATACCTCCTGCAGTAACTATAGATCCGTTATTTATTCTGGTACTATCAGCTGTTCCTTGTACAAATAAATTACCTTTTGTACTATCATTAAATGGTACAGAAATATTAACATCTCCTGTTACAGATAATTCTGTATCAGGATTATCATTATTAATACCAACTTTCATAGAGCTGTCAAATCGTAACAATGTTTTAAAAAGTCCATCATTTCTTAATTTGACGTCAATAGAAGCACCTGCGACATTATGTTTTATTACACCATTAGATCCTTCTACACCTATTTCCAGTTCTGAATTCAATCCATATAAAACGCCTTTGTTATTTAAAACATTAATTTGAAAATTTGATGTGCTTACTGCGTCACTTCTAAGAAAGTTTCCAGCCGAAACTGTTTCTTGTCCTACTATTAAACTTTCAGCTTTTTCAGCAATTCCATAATACTTAAAAGATTTTTCTCCAGGCAACGGATTATTTGATAAATTCATACCTGGGTATAACGTACTAAATCCGTCAATTTTAACTTTAGGTGTAAATGCTTTCTTTGCAAAAATAGCTACTGTTTTTCCTGCTATGTCTATTTGTAGTATATTATACAAAATATCATCTATTCCTAATATTGATTTTGGAATAGGTCCAGTAACTACCCCATCACTATATTCTGGTCCAATAAGTATCCACCCTCCTGCATCGGTATACATGTAAAGTTGTAAATTTTCTCTATCTATCCAAAGATCTCCTTCTTGCTTTAAAGTAGGAGCAGTTATAGATTTATTAACACCATTTGCTGGAATCCAATTGACCCCATTATAAACAAATAATTGCTCTACATTTGGTGAAGAATCGTACCAAAGTTGCCCTTCAACTGGTGTTGAAGGTGAAGTAGTAGAAGCAAAATTTTCTAATAGATGTAAAAAATTCTCTGCTATGATTGAACCATAGGAGGTTGTGTTTTTTCCAGGTAATTTCAAAGATGTTTCCTGATTTACAGTGCCATCTTCTACAACAATTCCTAATTTATTAACACTATCTGTAAATAAAATTTCATATGGCATTTAATTAATCTCCAAGTAAACCGGATAAACTTTGTATGCGTAAGGTATAATCTATTTGTATTAATCTATTAAGACTTTTTTGAACAGGATGAAACAAAACATGAGTTATTAAAAATGTTCCATCATTATTATAGCTTTTTAATCCTAATTCATCAAAAATAAATAGATCTTCTGTATTAGTTGCAGTATCAAAAGCATCTTGTCCGCTAGGCTCTCCATAATCCAACAAACAAGATACTAGAATATCGGTATAATTTGTACCACTTACATGTCTAATTTCTGTCTTATTCCGAAATGCATCATTATTATTAACACTTCTATCATCAACAATTTTTTCATATGTTTCGTTATACAAACTTGCATTAGTTCCGGTGCTATTTGGAGTTAAATAAGTTATAATTCCAGTAGGATCCACACTTGTTCCGCCATTTCCAAAAGCCATAGAGTATATAAAACCTATACCTGCATTACTCAAAGACTGAGCCATAGCAATACTCATATTTTCATAATGTATTGCATTTCTTTTATCTACATAAATTTTCTTAGTTTCAGGATCATAAATTTTAATGTATCCTTCTATTCTAGTGTTACTTCTGTCTTTTAATATATCACTCATAATTTGTCCTATTATATTATTTATCTTGGCAAGTCTGCCTCTGTTGATAATAGTATTTTTGCAATATTAGAATTACTTTTATACAACGGTGTTCCAGGTTCTGTCCACAATTTTCCTAAACGTCTTAAAATTACAACTTTATTATTTTCTGCTGGAGCCCTATCTAATATTAATGTATTATTGTTAATCGAAAATTCTGGAGGCAGTACAATATCTGATTCTGGTGAATCTTGTCCTAGTTCTATACTATATTTTACAAGTTCGGTTTTTCTTAATCGAATTCCTGCAACAAATACTTCAAATTCATTAATACTGTTAGGCATAAAATCTAATAAAAATTCATTAGTACTACCGTCTCCTATAAATGTACTTGAAACAATTTCATCTTTATAAGGTAACATTTTATCTACACTCTGATCATAAACTTCTATACCTGCTTTATAAATATTTTTTACACCTGTACCCAATGTTCCTCTTCTTAATTGATATAAAATATTACCATTTTTTTGCCAGTATTCTATCCTTTCACCGTCTACAAAAATAACATTTGGGAATTTACTTTTTTGCGAGATATTTGGTAACAAATTTCCATCATTAATTTCAATTTCTTTATCATACCAGTGTAAGTCTTTTGTTAATCTTATATTTTTTGATCCTTCTAATACAGTATAATGTGTTTTATTTAAAATATCACTAAATTGGCGCCATGCAAACTTATTTTGCATTGCATCATTACTAAAATGAATTGTTTGTATATTATCTAACTCGTCTAATTCTCTATATAATTTAACAAACATTCTATCATGCGTAACATAATAGTCTACACTAGGTGTTAACAAAAACCCATTTCTTGCAACCCACACATAATTGTCATCAATTGCCGGAGTATTTAATGGTATTAAACCATTCCTTATTTGTCGTAATTCGTACCAGTCTTTAGATTGATCATTAATTTCATAAGAGTCATTAATTTCTTCTATTTTTATCACATCTCCTTCATTAGCAGAAATACTATAATCAAACAAGCTCAAAAAACGTGTACCATTACCTTGAATTGTCGGTATTTCTGCATTAGGGTTGCTTTGCTGTCCAACACCAAAATTTCCATCATCTATTCTAATTCCATTCCTATAAACAGTGTACAAGAAATCTACATTCAAAATAAAATCAAATTCTAATATTTTTGATGCCGGTACTCTTCTATAAGCAGAATTTATTTTAATACCAGGAGATAATTTTGTCCTTTCAGTTACATCATAACTTTGCCAGTCTATTTTTTGGCTATCATGATTACTAAATTGATAAATTTTTACATTATCTCCTTGTGCCATTGGAACATCTATATGAATAACACCCGGCGTCTTTACAAATTCATCATCTGCGTAGTAACCATACCTATAATCTCCACCAGCTACTGTGCTATCTTTCCATCCTATGATATAAACTTTTAATACATCGCCCTGTTTACCTAAACCTTCCTTAATTTTAATCGTAGATCCTACCTGTTCACTATCATCTATTAACGGATTCAATGATTCTGCTGCAGAAAATGTCCATTCAGTAAGGTACGTTAACTCGTTATTATTAAGAAACACTCTTATTTGGTTATAAGAAGTTGAGCTTAAAGGAACTTGCCATAATTTTAACCGATATTCTAAAGCAGTAGAAAGCACAAAAGTTTCAACGTAACCAGGATTTAATAATACATCATTTACAAAAACCAATGTAAACCATTCAATTGGTTCTTGCATAAAAGGTGTTTGGGTTAAATTAAAAATATTAGTACTACCATCTGCGATAAAATTATCAATATATATTTCGCTGTAATTTTGTTCTGCACCTGCATAAATTACATAATTAATAGTTTTTCCTTGCGGAATAGATTCAGAAAACTTAATTAAAATATTGTTGCTACTATCATATTCTTCGTTATCTGCAGGTATTAATACATAATTAACTTGTTCACCATCAACTGTAATCTGACTTGTTAAATCTTCTTCCCATCTTGCATTTACTATAAATGTATTAGATTGTCCATCTGCAATATGCACACCCATATCTAGAATGTTTGTACCACTTATATTAAATGTTTGTAAATTTATTTTATCATTTAGTGCAGGAGGATCCGTAAAGATAATACTCTTTTGGCTAAAATCTACTTTATAGTCAATATCTTGAATTTTAATTTTATCATTTATTTTAACAAATATTAGATCATTATCAAATGGTGTTATTCCTAATGAGAAAGTATTATCTGCTCCATTTCCTACATAATTCCTACTGGTAATTTTACTTACGCCTGGCACTGGTTTTTCAAATACTGATATACTAACTGAATCCTGTACTAGTCCAGGAACATTTTCTTCTAAACTCTTTGCATTGGTAGGAGTTACAAATAAATCTCCATCCACAACAATTTCTTCGGCATTAATTCCTCGCGCATTACTGTAATTTAATCCACCTCCAGATAATAAACTATCGTAATCTAAATCTGTAGGTAGAAAACTACCATCACTAGTAATCTTTCTAATTATTACAACATCATTATCTTGTAAAACAATATTGTAGTCATTCAAAATTAAATTTTGTTTAATTCCATCTCCTACAAGACTAGGCATAATAGCAGCAGGATTATTTATATTAGTAGGATCATTTTCAAAATTCGGATCATCTACTCGCACATTATTAATATAAACATTGTAAGTAATTCCATTTTCAAGAGGAGTATTAAAATTTATTATCAAAGGTTTTAGTATTCCCTCTGAGACTAAATTTGTTAAATCTTCTTGTCCTAAATTTAGTATCTTTGGTATAATTTGAGTAATGATATTGTTTAAAGAAATACTATCTACTTCTAAATTTATACCATATTGTTGAATTTTATTTGCACTAAGCACTGTCAAAGAATTTTCATCAGCAACATTTAAAATACTAGAAGAATTCAAAGGATCTTCTAAAACTTCATCTAATGCATTTACATTAAATATCTCATAAAATGTAGGAGAAATGTTTACACTATCTCCTTTTACAATTGCATTTACATTTTTTGCAAACTCTTTAAAATTAATCTCCAATTGATTACTTATACTTGCAAAATTATATACATTTCTCGGCATATTATAAACTATATCTTCATAAGCCATATCATACGTATCATATGCATTTGAAAAATAGTCTGTTGTATCCCATCCACTAGTATTCCCAAAACCAAAACTTCGGACTTCTACTCCGCCATAGTCAACACCGTCTAGTAACAATGACAAATCTTTACCATATTGATTTATTTCTGGTTGATAAAAAAGATTAATTCTATCTTGAGCATGTAAAAAACTTATTTCTTTTTTATAAGAAATAATACATAATGCAAAATTTTCTATAGGTGTATCAAAAACAATCCTACCTAACATTCTACTATAACCTTTAGAATTATCTACTACATTTTCAATTGTATAATCACTTTTTAATAAAACTTTACTATCTACAGAAATTGTTACGTCTTTTTTATTATAAGATATAGGCCATTGTAAATCAAAAATATATTTAGACCCTGAACCTACAAAACTTTCTGTAGTATCTAAAGAAACTCTATCTAAATTTTTGTTAATTCTATCAAATTTTAAAACAGTTTTCATAGATCTAACTTTAGAATTACCAATAATTACACTTAATTTTCCGTCATACCCATTTTCTTTTAAAGATCCATTTATTATACACTTAGGCGCACTTACGTAACCTTGTCCACTATTTGTAACTGTTACACTAGCAATTTTTCCATTTTCGCCTATCGTACAAATAGCCTCTGCACCTGTGCCTCCTCCTCCTTCTAATATTAATTTAGGAGCAACACCATAACCTAAACCGCCATCTATAATTTCTACTTTTGTGACACTATAGGTATTGTTTGATACCCAATTTAAATCAGGATAAGTATCGATACTATCTATGTTTGTAATAACATCATTTACAACTATAGGTCTTAAAGGAAGAATTTTACTAAAATATGAATTAAATCTAGGAGGTAAATCAAAATCTGTTGTAAGGCTTGATGTATTTTCTAATCTATCGTAAGCAGCAACAAACTCTCTAATTTTAGCTTTAAAAGGTTTTACTTCATTTACATAACTTTCATAGCTAGGTAGATTATCATTATTGAAAGTAATATCTTGTCGCAAACTTCCTAAATTATGCTTTACTTTTAAAAAATTTGTTTTAAATATCCAATCAACATCAGGTTGCTCAGATAAAACATATTTTATCGCTGCAATAAATAATTGATTATATTCCACAGCTAACTCATCTACAAACAAATCATTTTTTACAATTTTAGCAATTTCTCTTATTTCTTTACTAGGAATACTATCATAAAAATCTGTATCATAGCTGATTAAATCGAAATTTTTAAAAGCTTCATTAGGGTCATATAATACACTTGAAAATTGTATAGTTCCATTTTGTCTACCAATAGTTTCATAATTAATCGTATAATCTACATTTTCTATATCATTAATTTTTAAAAGCAAAAGCCAGCCACCTAGACCTACATTGTTTATCTTAACAATACTACCTATTTCATCTTTTATACTTGTTAATTCATATGAATAATCAATCAAATAATCAATTTTTGTATTTTCACTATATCCTTCAGCATACCAACTTATAAAATTCCAATATAAAGATAAATTAAAGCTTTGCGTTTGAATTCTCTTCCAAAATTTAGCTGCATAATCTCTTTCATATAAAGCCCATTTTCCTAATATAGTTTCGTCTGTTTTTACTAATGCAGTAAATTTTCTAATAATAATATATGTGCTATCATTATAATTCTCACCAGGATTGATTATTTGAACATCGTCAATACTGCCTATGCTTGTTAATGTAAAATCTAATTCTAAATCTTTTCCTTTTCCTATAACTGTGTATGTAGGTTTTCTCAAGTATCCTCTACCTGGATTTACAATACTTACTCCTACAATCTCACCGTTTTGTATTTCCAATTTTATTTCAGCTTGCTCAGCTTTTGCAATTCCATACAAATCTAAATCACTTTTTAGATCTACTTCTAAATCATATATATTTGATTGTTGATTAGGATAATTATCTTGTTTATATAAATTTATTAAATTTTTACTATCTACTATTAATTGATTCTTTAAAACATAATTTATACGTTCAATATACTGCTTTAAAGCTTCTTGTCTGTTTTTAAACCAACTTTGACGTGGATCATTCAAGCATCCATACTTATATTTTTCACTTAATGAAAAATCTGGTACAGATCTTCCAAATAAATCATAACCAACTAAACTATCTATCCATTTCGTTTCTAAACTCTCATTAGGTATATTTGTTCCTAAGCCATCTGTAAAAATATTATACTGATAATGAACTTTATTCATATCTGATAAGTTATCATATTTGTATATTTCGAAACCTATTGCTGTGTTATTATCGTTTGTATATTTTTCTATGTTAAAAAGTCCAAACTCATTATCACTAATCAAACTTATAAATTCATATCCAGCTAAAAAAGGATTTTCTATTAACTTTGATACATTTAATGCACTTAAATTCCTATTATCAAGTTCTGGAATTGTTGTTAGATTTTTTACCCAGTAAAAATATTTTTCAGTAAAAGTTTTTGAAATTGGATCGTAAATTCTTTTTACAGAATATGCTGCGTCTCCATACTTTGTTTGTCCTACTATCCCTGCTGTTGATCCTTCTCCAGTCGAAACCAATGTATCCCATACACTTGGTAAAATATCAGATTCTACCCATTCATAAATATCTATAGAAGAATTAGTAAATAATTTATTCCAATAATTAGTAGAAAAAGTAACACTTGCTAGCATAGGATTGTAAAAAATTACATCACTAATATCCCACCACAATTTACCAACATTTTCAGTTGTCCAACTCATATCTGGTAGAATAGATACATCGGCTGCATCTCCTACAGAATAAACAGCAGGATCATAAATTGTTTTAAAAGATATATTTTGTTCAGCTAATCCTGAAATTTTTCCTTGTAACGGATCTATATAATCTAGATTTTTAATTAACTTTCTAGTTTTCTTATTATAAAGATAAACTCTTTTTATTTTTGATAAATCAACTGAATATTTTTGACTTTGTATTACTGACAATAACGAAGAAGTATCTTTTGCGAACTCTATTACTTTACCATAACTTATAATGTTATTGGTTTCTATTGCTATGTTCGGCAAGCCGATATATATATGGGTTTTATTTAAATGAATATTTTTTCCGATCCCATATATTGTACTATTAACTTCATCATAACTAAATTCATTACAATAAATAAAAGAATTGTTTAATTGTTCATATACAAAGACTGAGCCAACATTTTCTTTAACATAAGTAAATTTTGTAAAATTACTATCAAAAATTGTTAAAGAACTATCAAATATAGTCTCTTTTTCTAATGTACCTAATAAAGAAATAATAATTAAAATATCATTTGATATATCTACTCTATAACCAAAATAATCTAAAGTTTTTTCTTTTGGACATTTTAATGTTTGAGATAGCTCAAATTTAAAATTTGTCAATCTATAGATATAAACAAGTCCTTGATCTCGAAAATTGATATCAGCTGCAGGAGCGCCAACTATTAATATCGAACCATCATTATTTAGAGATATCGAACTTCCAAATTCTATATCTACAACTGGAGAAATAATATTTTCATACCATCTGTAAGCACCATTAATATATCTGTAAATTGCTATTACATTTGATTTTTCTGTTTCATATTTTACTAATATTGCTAATACTTGACCGTCATTACTAATCTCAAAATTAGAAGCATAATCATAGATGTTTTCCAATGGTATTGTACTAATATCAACGGAATCTATAGAAATTTGTACACCTGTTTTATTAGGAATATATCCAAAAACATCTGTATAATTATCTAACGCACTCCAATAAATTTCATCAAAATAAGACTGTAATAAATTTGTTTTTGCTTGATACAGTGTGTTGTTTAAAAGTACAATGTCATCTTTAAAATATATTGATTGATCGCTAAACAATCCTTTATAATTTTTATTTTTTCCAAATTCCCAATTATAAGTAATATTTCCATAAGTACCGTATTTTATAAAATGAAGCATCCCTGGAAAATTAAAATCATAATCACCATCTAAAGACAAAACATAAACATGAACTACATTATCAATTTCGGCTATCTTAACTTTAGCTCCAAAATAATGATTATTTTTCCTAAAATTAGAAATTATATTTTTTACTAATTTATATTCATTTCCTAATTTTTCATATATAAAAACACTACCCTCATTGATATTTGTGCTAGTTACTCCTTGAGTGCTAACTGGAATATCGTAAATTTCATTCCAAGACAAATCATTATCAACTGGAATCGTAGGCTCTCTTTCTATACCCTGGACTGTTCTAGACGTGTAATACCAATATTCTTCTCCTTTAAGTTCATTTTCAAATATGCCTAAACTATTAAATGTAATATCAAATGGTGAACTTTGAATTATTAAAAGTTTTCCTAAGGTATCTTCATACCCCAAAGAAGTTTTTTGAATAATGCCGACTTGCCTATTAACTGTATATATATTTGATCTGTCCCAGGGATCTTGTATGTCCCCAATAGCAAGCATTTCTAAGATAGTATCCTCGGCTAAAGCTCCAAACAATGCTCCTTGTGTCCATGTTCCTTGTACATTATTAACATAAACAACAACTTTACTAGGACTAAATCTTTGTAGATACATTACTTCTGCTGTATTCGAAGTTCCTTTTTGTCTTATTATCTGTCCTTGTCTACCTGGATCACTTACCAACAAACCTGACCCATCTTCATAATATTTAGGGTATGGTTGAAAAGGTAATCCTTCTTCGCTATATCTATTTTCATTATACTCTATATAACCGTCCCATAAATTCCAAATTTCATTTTCACCATTCAATACATCAGATAACCCAGCACCAATGTCTTTTAAAGATTTATATATATCTGTTTCTATCTCAGTATATGGTCGTATAAACAATTCTCCAGTTACAGATCCTACTAATTCATCTACAAAATTAAAAGTTTCATTTGTATCACTTGCAGTTACAGCTTGAACTTGGATAATGTAAACTGGATTTGAAGGAGTAATAATATTTTCATCTATAACAACTTCTGCTGAAATTACTGTGGCTGTTACACCAGTATTCTTTTGAGTTAAAATTTCTCCTACTTGTACAGTAGGATTTACTATGTACCTCGTATTTCTTACTCTTAATAAACTAACTGTTTTTTTAAGTTGATTATAGTAAAAATTGAAATTATCGCCTGCATTAATAGTATCAGTTAATTCTTTAGGAAATCTAACACCGACATAATTCATTTTACGTTCAACATCCTCAAAAGTTGTAGCATTTATAATGTTTGTACCTCGATAACTAAAACTTCTTATTAAACTAGCTACAGTATTTTCACCATACGTATCAGTTTGCGAGTAATCAAGAACGTTTATATATTTTACAGAACTTTCTGTATTATCTGTTATAATGTCAACCAAAACTATATTGAATCCATTATCAGCATTAACATTCTTAACATAGTAAGGAGGAACCATTAACATCACATACCCGCCAAAATCATAACTATCTACAGGAGCAACTAACTGATAATTTCCAACTAGATTTCCTAACAAATATGCTGTATCTGAAATCTCAAAAACTCCTCTTACATTTGCCAAATATAAAGTAAAATCATTACTACCTATAAACGGGCTAAACACATATACAATTTCTGCTATTCCATTATTTGTTGTAATAACTTGTCCAACTGTAGGAGATATTAATGCATTATCTATATTAATAATTAATTCAACTTTTGCAGCAATAATATGAGTATCTGTAATTACATCACTAAACTTTATATTAGGATCGCCTACAAACGTAAAATTATCGCCAAAAGGTTCTGTAGATTGTAAAATTAAATTATTTTGGTTTACATTACTTAATTTATTATAATGTAGCTTGATCTTATCTCCTGGTTTAATTCCTGTAAATTTTACTTTTTCAATTCTATACAAAAAATGATCAGCAGTGACTGGGTCTTCAGATTCAAAATAACGCAAAGGATAATTACCACTAAGTAATAGGTTAGGATATTCTACGTTTTCTACATTTAATCCAGCATCAGCTATATAGTCACTTGGATTGAAAAAGCTAGAAAAAAGTTGTGCATCTACACTAGGAAAAATATCTATTAGTGCTTCCCACAGCCTGTCATTGTATAAAACAATATCTCCTTGTGTATATGCTATATTTTCTACATAATTTCCTAAAAATCTTGTAGGAATATAAGAATCATTAGGTGCTCCTACAATAATATATCTACTATCTCCTGACATTGCAATACTTTGGCCAAACTTCTTTTGTACACTATTACTAGTATTTGGTTCTAATAAACTTATTAACTGCCATTGAGAATTTCTTGTAGGTCTACTATAGACATACACTTTGCCATCGTTTGTGTCAGGAGCGCCTACTGCTAAATGTAAATTTCTGTCATCAACTGCTATTGAAGTACCAAAATTAGACAAATCCTTATCATCTAAATTATCTATTGACAAATTGAATTGAAACTTATTATTGCGCTGTATCACATTCCATTCATTTTTTCCGTTATTATCTAACCAAAATTTTGTATTATCTGACAGGTTTTTTATAGAAATAGTTTCTAATTCATCAATATCTTTGGCTCGCATTGATTGAAAATATGTTAACACCCCGTTACAATTTTCATAGTCATCATAATTAATGGCAAAAAATGCTTGTGGAGCATTTATATCAATTTTTGACTGATACACATTGACAACTTCAAAAAAGCCTCTTAATGGAGATGTAATGTTTAGGCTTATAACCGAAGAGTCTCCAGTATTGAAATTAGGTAAATTAATTTCGTATATCCCAATAATATCTCCGACAGCAATAAAATCTACAAATTTTTCTAAATCTAAAGTAATTAAACTGCCTGTTATTTTAACACTTTTAATTTTAACATTGCTTTTTTTATATTGAAAAACTGTCCAACTTTTTTTATAGTTACCTACCCATAAATAATCATCAAACAACAAATCATCTATATTTTTCTCTAATAATTCATCTATAATTACAAGAGTATGATTAACATTATCTGGATCTACGTAGCCTGCTGTTCTAAATTTAAAATCTTCAGCTCCAATGTGAAAGGTCGGCAAAAGGTTATAGTTGTTATTAGTATCAGGTTTAACATATGCATTTGATTTAGATAGGCGCAAAATTAAGTCAATCTCGTCAACAACTGTGTTATCCGTAATAAGCACGGGTTGTGGATTTAGCCTAAAGTCTTTTTCTGGTAAGATGTAACTATATTCCGAAAAAATATCTACTCCACCATATAAACCTACTCTAATTGCCCATTCCTCAAAGAATTCTAAACTATCCTTATCAGTATTAGACAATACATCAAACAACTTTATTAGGGAATTTTTTGTCCCTTTATCTTGTATAAATCCTTGATAAAATTTGTATTGGCTAATATCATTAGGAATAATATTTTTTAAATAATCTCTTTTTTGATAACCAATTAAATGCTGTGCTATCTTTTGCTGTTCAATATCTAAATTATCACTATCTAAATCATAAAAATCTTTAAATTGGGCAACTTTGTAATCAAAATTAGAAAATAATTGCTGTACTGGTTTTGATGGTAATCTTTTCCATTTACTAAAATCAAAATCAGCTGTTCCTAAAATTCTATCATTTGCTAGATAATAATATTCCTTAAATTTTACAATATCTCCTGTTTGATAATCTGTCCATGGAACAAAATTTTGGATATTAGCATCGTCATAGAAAAAACCCGGTATATCAAATCCGCCTGTCCAATTAGCAGTCCTGTATCCAAAAACTAAAATTCTTTCCTGCCTATACCCAGGCTGAAGGTCATAGATAATATCATTGAATACAGTTTTATTATCAATAATTACTACGTGCTCTTTTAAAACTAATGGTAGTCTAACAAAGTAAATCCCTGCAAAAGTATTAACTGGTTTTATTTCAAATTTATTAAATTTATCTCTATAAAATTTTAGATTGTTACTTTTAATAGGATCCCCGCTTGCTTGTAAAATACTGTAGCCTAAACTAGTATCTTGCGTATTTCCTACAATGGCAAATTCACTTGAAAATTTTAAAGCATAAGCTGCAGGACTTAGTGTAATTACAGCATCGTCTGTCCAAGTCTGTGTGGTCCAAAACATAAATTGTTTTATAGAATGGAACCAATCTGCCAAATTAGAAGTGTCAGCAATAAATGTATCAAAAACAAAACCAACAGATTCAAGGTACTTTCCATAACCAAACAAAAAGTCGACTACATCTTGAATTGTTTTTAGAACTGTTCCATAATTTAATACTTCAATATCCGACTCAAAATATTGCCTGTATTTTGCATCCACTCCGCCTGTTACAGGCAAGCTAGGAATTTTAACAAATTTTGTGCTGTCAAATAGTTCTCCAGCAACATGAGTTACTTTTGTTCTATAAAAAGAATTTGTTCCTACTCGTACAATGCTTCCTATTTCATAATTTTTTCCAGTTTGCCAGTCTAAAAATGTTTCAGTGATTCCTCCTACGTTGAAGTAAACATCAGCATCTCTTTTACGCACACGTATATACTTAAATTCTGCAGTTTTATTATCATACCCTTTTATAATAAAACCTTTAATTGATCTTTCTATAATAACTCCACTATAAGAAATTTCATCTATAGGAAAACATGTATTCTTAAATATTGTATAATTTTCTGTTGGAATAAAAATATTACCTTCATTTAATGGTGTTCTACTATCCAATATTAAATTAAATTTATTTTTATCTGTAAATCCTCCAACTTTAAAACTTATTTGATTAGTAATTAATGCAACATTTTTTTTGTATTGATCGAATTTATTTAAAAATATTGTATTTTGATATTCTACAACAAAATTAATTAATCCACTAGTTATTTGATTGACTGTTGATGTTGAATTATCTGGAAAATTAATATTTTTTAATTGTATATGGTTTTTGGTACTTCTATAAACAAGTTGTCCTGATAAATCGCGAATCTGATTATATCTATCAAACCCAGTTGAAAACATGTAGGCAGGTCTAAGTAAAATACAAGCTTTAATTATAGAAAAAGGATAGTCGCTAGATCTTTTCCAAGCCATTTCTACAGGAGAACTATCACCAAAGAGAAACTCGTCTGTGTATGTTGATGAATTTTTATTTTTTATTATATTCAATAAATTTGGTGATTTTAAAACTCCCTTTTCATCAACCGGTATGTTTTCTAACAAATATGGTCTAATATATTTTTTGTTAACAGTATACGTAGGCTTTCTAATTATACCTTTGGACAAATCTTCCCACAAAAGTAAATTATTAGATGTGTATGGCGGAGATCCGTATTGGTTGTCCCACCAGCTAGGTTTAATTTTAAAACCTAGCATTTCCCATGGATTAGTATGCGGCAAATCAGTATCATACAAATATTGATATATACCAGGCCAGTAACCAGGAACCTTCTCACCATTAGAAAAACTAGCTTTATTATAATTATATGTTAAAGGATTTAATCTGTTATAATAAACATTATCAGTGTATTCAACATTTACAAATTTTGTATAAGTTATAAAATCAGTCAATAATGCCTTATTAAATTCATATAAAGAAAAGCCGGTATCCCTACCATAACCTGGCATAACTTCATGGATATCTAATAAAGAAGGATCATATTCAATTTTAATATTATTAAATATCCTATATTCTAATTCCAAAATCAACGCATCTCTATAATCTTTATATGCAACAGTTCTGCTTCCGTCATGCCCTATAAGTAATAGTACTCCAAGATTTAATTCTTCGTATGCTAAACTATCTTCAGCACCGCTATTTTCCAAAGTTTTTGGAATGTAAAAGGATGTTGTACTACCATTTAAAATATGGATATTAACATCCCCTAATCCTCCGTTATCAATATCTGCTTGTTTTGCTGATTGAAAATCTACATAAACTGGATAGAACCAACCAATTAAATCATCTTTACCATCAATAATTTCTTTTCCATATGCTTTAAATGGCCCTGTTCCATCTACTAGTTCGTCCTTGTTTATAACTTCATTTATCTTTAAATCAGGTTGAAATTTGGGATAAAGACCTAACTTTGTTGGACTAGGAGGAACAAAACATCCAACTGTACTGTCATACTCAATTATTTCAATAGTATCATCTACATTTTTATTTCCAAATATTTTGACAAATCCATCTTCACTAAAATCATAATCTAAACCATATAATAATTGTTTTTGGTTCTTATAAACGCCTACTGCATTATAACTTAATTCATTTAATTGAAATGGTTTAGATAAATTCCAATACATTTGATCACTATCAATTACAATATCAGAATTTACAATTTTTCCTCCGATTGGAACCATATCTGAAAGATAAAAAGGAAAATTTTCCTTTTTATCTTCAATAAATTTTTGTAAAATTTTATCCACATGAGTTTTAATGGGTCCAGTAAATCCGAGATTAGTAGCAATTTCTAAAAATTGCCTTTTAAATTTACCATATTCAATTTTTACATAATCTATAGCATCTATAATATTACTACTTTTATCTAGCAAATGATATGCATATAAATTAAATGGACTTGAGTGTTTATAAAATTTAGACCCATATTGAGATAGATTTTGTAAATCTCGCAAATTTCCTTTTCCTGGAAATTCTCCTACAAATCTAGAATCATTTTCTACAATAGATGCAACATGATCTATAACTTCACCCAATGTAAAAGAATTTAAATTATCATTCAACGGATTTTTCTCTAAATTATTCGGAATTGAGAAATATCCACTATCAGTTTTACTACTTTTTGCTTTTGATTTTATTATTATATTGTCATTTACGTTTAATTTAAAAAATCTTATAAAATAAAAATTATTAATGTCTCTTTCAATGACATAATCGGTAGCTAAATTTTGTATTTTATTATTAACATAAACTTTTAACCAAATAGATGTAAAATCTACATCTTCATACATATCTAATGGGTAAGTTTTACTTGTTGTTGCAACATATTGTTTAATTACCGGTTGATTATCTTTGCTACTTTTTGTCCAACCATTTATAACTTCATAATTATCCTTAGACGTGTACTTTCGTAAAAATGATATATCTGTTTTATACTCAACAACTGAATTTGATTTAAAATATGTAAAACTATCGTTTATTAAATCAAAATAAAATAAAATATCGCCACTATTTGTTATATTTTGATACAACAATGGAAATCCTAGCTCATTATCAACAGCACCATCTCCTGTCTGATAAGAAAACAATTTATTGCCAGAAAACTGACTATATTCATAAATTATAGGATCCTTTAACCATACATCATTTTTATCAAAAAGATCAAAAAGAGGCGCTTGATTTATAGATGTTTTAGCTTGAGATAAAACCCAATCATTACCGTCATAATAAAAATATTTTCCTTTATATTCTGTTCCAGATATAATCAAAACACTTTCGTTTATCAAAGGAATAGAATCATTTGTTTCTATTAAAGTAATTTGTGTATTGCTATTTACAACTATAAATTTAACTTCAAAAATTCTATTTTTAACCAGTACATCAGTATCAGCTAAAAAAAGTATCCTCATACCTTCTGTTAGATTTACGCCATCGATGTTATACCCTAAAGATCCTTCTATAGTTGAAAAAACATCTTTAGTTACGGTATCAACTAAATTTACGTTTTTTTTACTTTTTGTTCCAAATTGAAATAATTTAATGTTAGCCTCAAACTCTATAATAGGTCGAAACGCTCTGCTTAACTGATCAACATTTTTTTCTTGCTGATTTAATTCTAAAGATTTTTCAATCACATCTATATGAAACCATCTATTATACTTACTCCAAAGATTTCCATCATTACTACTACGATTAATTACAATATAATCTTTATTTTTAGCATATCCTATTGCTTCATCGTATGGTAGCTGGTCAAATCCTTTATTGTCAAATTGCACATCTAAATTTGATACAAATAAACTGTTTAACTCTAAATCTTCTGAGTTTATCAATATTATTTCATCTCCAACACCTTCTACATACCACTCTCCATTACTGTATTTTGCTGGTGTTACGTCTCCAACAAAATTTAGTTTCATACCATTTGATAAATCCCAACCTTGACTAGTAGTGTAAAATGCTTTTCCTAAAATTTCTTTTTCTACATTTATTTCAGTATTTTCAATTAAATCATAAATTTTTATCATACCTGAAAGATTAGGATCTTCTTTTGAAATATAATATAAATTATCAGGAGCAGTTTGTGGGACTGTAAATTCTATAAAACCATTTTCTATAAAATTATCTCGGATTACGTTACCATCTTCATCAAAATTTGTAATACCATTTTTATAAATTAACGAAGTATTATCAGTTGGATCTGTGTACTCTCTACCAGGTGTAAACGTAATTTTTGATACAAACGCAATCGGATAATTTGGAGCATTAACTAAAAACCTATATGTTTGTCCTCTAAATAATGTAAGAGTAGGATTATTTGTTAATCCATCAGGTGTAAAAATGTAAGTAAAATTATCAACGTTGTTTGATAATTCTATTTTTATTTGACTTTTTATTTCTTTAGATTGTCCATAGACTGTAATAGTTTCTGGCCCATTTGGTAACCAATAATAATTTCTAAAATTTACAAATTTATCCCAGTCTATGTGTGGGTCCCAAGCATAGCTTTCAGCTGAATTTAATAAATTTTGTTTTGAAGTAGGTGCATTTTGAATTTTTACCGCATTTACAAAATCAATATAATCTGCATAAAAATTTACATTACCTAAATCATCTTTTATAACTAAAGCAGGCTCTAATTGATAATTCTCTCTATCATCAGAAATATCTCCAACATATATATCAGTTTTATGATTAAATGCCTTTGCTGTTTTTCTACCGTAAAACCCACTAATTTTTTCAACACTACCAGGCTGTATCATTTGATCCAATGTAGCATGTAAAAACTTTTTATTAAACTCACTTCGATAATATTTAGGTAAGTGATTTACTGATTCTCTTCTATACGATTTATTACCGGCAGGTAAAGTTGGATCTGTTTGATTATCATCAAAAGCCATTATAATTCCTTTTATAAACTCTTTGATTGGATTCCTGTTGTTACAATTGTACTATTAACTACTACACCATTAGATCGTAATTTAGTAGCGTTTAATTCTTCGACAATTTCTATGTTAGCAACAGTTGCTCCATTAATAAATATTTCGTCATCTTCACACCTAATTTCATATAAACTACCAAAACTTTGCGATGCATCTTTTGAAACTAATACCAAGGAAACAATATTAGGAGCCATCTTATCTATTACATATGTTTCTAATTCACTCATATAAAATGTTTCTCCAAAATCCCAATTCTCTAAACTAAAAAATTGGTTAATATAAAATACTACATCAGATTTAATTTGGTTATCATTTAAAGAAATACTGCTATTTTTTATCAATTTAAAAGTAGCTTGTAAATATGAATCTGCTGTGGCTCCAAACAAAATTTTGTATTTTGCAGGATGGTAAACTATTTCATCGGTAACTGATTTTATCTTATTAATCGATGAACTAAAATTTAAAGATAAAGCATCTGACGACATAGGCAAGGGTTTAGTATCTGTAACACCATTTAAATAATTTCTAAACTCAGTATCATAATCTTTTGTTAAAATATAAGTGTCGATAATATTAGATACACTCGGATCTATTCTGTGTTGATTATCTGCAGCATGTAAATATTTAAATTTAATTTTATCCCGCCCAACATAAGCTTTGTAATCATTTGTTAATATAAATTTAGATGTGGCCTTTTGATATATCTTAAAAATATTTTCTCTAATAAAATAAATAATTTGCTTATCTACATATTGACTTAGTGGTCCTAGATTAACAACAGACTGTAAGATAAGAATATTTTCAATATCGTTATCTATATACTGAAAAATTTCTACACCATTTATAGATAATGTTTTTTTCTGGAAAATCAGTGTGTAAGGAGGTTGGAGTAAATTTTCATTAACAATCTCTTCAAACAAGTTTTCGTCATCTGGAACTCCATCGTCATCACTATCAAAAAAATCTATTTCTATTTTTTTATTTGTTATATAACCTAGTTCATCTCTATAATTATTCGTAATTGCCCAATCATAATCTACAGTAAAAGGATAAATACTGTTAGGTTTTAAATTACTTGAAAGAACTGTAATTTTATCTCGGATTATTCTTCCGGTAACAACATCAAAAATCTTGTCTGATTCGTCAAAATAAAATGCTACTTCTTTTGGACTTTCAAAAATAAATCTAGCAGCTCGATACTGTACTTCGTATTGTTCTTGTTTATATTCAAATACAAGCAACCAACTACTATCTAACTTTTGTTCTGTTACATCTCCTGTTTTACCAATTGAAAAATCTGCTACTAAATTTAAATTTTCATATTCGACGATACTCCATCTATCTGCAATCCTATCATATCTAAGTCCAAATGTTTTGTAAGCAGCAATCTTATCTATTATATCACTTCTTACTGAATCTTCTAGATTTTTTGATAAAAAAGGTCTAATAACAGAAAGTAACGCTCCAGTAGGAATTATGTCGTTAAAAACAATAGGACCTTCATCATTTTCAGTAATTTCGGTTCCATCGTTGCTAACTTTTACTACCTTTGTCCAAAAATACGTTACATCTCCTACACTTGATGCCTCTCCTGCAACAATTTTCCTTTTTTTGTCAAAATGATATCCTGGAGGAGCCTCAAATCTAATTAATGTATTTGTTTTAATGTATTGTAATATTGATGTCGTTGCAGTTCCAACAACTTGTTTTATACCATTAGCATTTTCTAAATATCCTGTATTTAAATTTTGAGCTTCAGTTATTGAAATCCATTTCAAGCCTTGGTCTACATAAGGTATAGGAGTTATATTTTGATAAAAGAAATTTTTAATCTTACTAGACTTTAACAATGGTTCAATTGTGTTGAGAACCCAATTTTCTATATCATTTAAATTACTGAAAGAAAAATTTATATAATCTTTATATTTTTCTTTATATAACACACCATCTGTACCAAATAAATTTGTTGTACTATATTTGCCCGTCGAATCTATTAAATCAAAATATCTAGATATACCACTTGAAATTCTATTTACACTTTTGGTTTTTACAATATTTGTACTTGCTAATAATGGTCCAATTTGATAATCTTCTGCAGTAATTAATCTATTTTGAGTATAATAGTTCATAGGCGCTAATTTTCGAATAGATTCATTGCTTTCAGCAGTACTAGCATTTGCTACAGTGTATTGTAATTCGAATATCATGCTTAAAACTTCAATTTTATTAGACACACTTTGATATTCTATATCAATCGAAATACCAAGCATATCTCTTGGTGTTATAACTAGATTCTGATTCCTACTACTCCTGTAGTAAATTCTAAAATTTCCTCTTGGTAAATCTCCGAATGTACCATCAGCAAATATCAAACTAATTCTATCATTAATCTTGCTTAAGACACTGTAAACTTTCCTGTTATTCTTTATAACATCATTATAAATTATGTTATTACCTTCAATTGCATCTATCTTTGTCCATTGCTCAGTCGGACTACCATCTTCTCCTATTTCAAATAACCATACATCATCATTATTAATGTTAATTGCATCAATTGTTACTATTTGATTTTGACTAGGATTTGTTATTGTAAAATCACCATAATCTAAAACTCCTTGTTTAAAATAAGCAAAAAAACCTGTATTATTACTTGCTGGTCCTAACCCGTCTTCTCTATAAACTATTGAGAACAATCCTCCTTCTGTTGGTACTTCTTCAACAATTTCTTCATCTATGTCTGCTGCAACAATTTCAAATGTAGCATTAGATCCGTCGATAGTTTTCGAAAAACTATACACTGGAACGTCGGTGTTTATAGAACTTAATTCATATTTTTCTGTAGAAATACCATTTACTACAGCTTTTTTTACCGGCGTTCCAAATTTTTTATTAGAACTAAATGCATTATTCAATACTTTTATAAAATGTTCATACCAATTTGGATTACTTGGATCATTCCATACAATATTTTGATTTTGTAAACTAGTATTATTAGAATCAAATGTTGATTCTGTAGTCTTTACACTGGTAATTTTTAATAAACCTTTGGCAGCTATATTTCTTTTAGGATTATAACTCAATAATCTTGCTAAACGTAAAATACTTTCTCTACGTTCTGCTAATTCAATAAAATTTTCTCTTGCATTTAAATCAACTCTAAAAGATAAATTTTGACCAAAATATGCAATTAAATCTATTAATGCTATATATTCAGAACTAGAAATATAATCATTAAAATCTTCAGGATAATTTTCTCTAATATAAGATATCATTACCCTTCTTAAACTTTCAAAATCATAACTTTGAAAATCAGCTTTCTGATATGTTTGATAGATTCTTTTCCAATCTTCAGCAACTAATAATCTGTTTTGTCTATCATTAGAAGACATATATTTTCCTTTTCTTTATATTTATTTTAATATAAACCATAGCTATTACTTTTATTCTGACAGAAATCCTGCATTTTTATCAAAATTTAATTGCATACTTTCTTGAATATTATAAGGTAAGTATAATAAATTACATTCAATTTGAATTCCAGATTCATACTCATCGACAACGACATTATCTATCGTAATTCTTGGATCATTTTGTATTATATCATTAACATTATCAATAATTAAATTACGTAGTGTTGGAGTCATTGGCTCGTGTATGATGTCCCAAATTATTGTTCCAAAGTTTGGATCAGACAACAGTTCACCTTGCCTTACATGAAAATGATTGAGTAAATCCTGTTTAATTAGTTCTATATCATATAGTACCACATTCGTTCTTTGCGGATCTACTGTGCTTATTCCTCTATATACTCTAGAATTTGATTTAAAATTTTTGTTTTTATTGACGGAGTTGACAACTAAATCTTCGTATACTGGTTTTTTTCTAAACATCATGACCCTTTCCTAAATGTGTCATCTTGCGCTCCTCCTTTAAAAATAAGCGGTGTTTTAATTTCTTTTTGCTGGTACTTGATTGCAAAATCACATGCATCATTTATAGAATTTGTGCTATCTGTTTTGTCTGGATAAAAAGTTTTTGGTTCTAAATTTTCATGGCTAAAGTATGGTTCGTGCATAGGTATCCTAACAGGTATAAACGCATGATGAGCACAATCAGGTAATTTTGCATCTTCTGCTATCCTTGCATTTAGTGCAGTTTGCCCGTTTGAACCTTTTGCAGACCCGCTACCAAAATATTGTATTTCACTCATATTGTTTACAGGAGCGTTATATTCATTACTTGCACCTGCTGTTACAAAATTTTTATTCGCTGCTTTTACATGATTAGCGTTCATTGCAGTAAAAAAATTATTTTTTGATTTTACTGTAGAACTAATATTTGCATATATTCGTAAATGTTTATCAGCTTTGATATGCATATTTTCTCCAGATTGTTGCCTAAATTCTTTACCTGCTTTTTGATCAAAATTTGTATCGGCTAAATGATATGTCCATTCATTAGAATGTTGATGAATATTCCGTTTTGCCAGCAAGAAAAAATCTCTATCAAATGTAGCATGACCATCTTGCGAAACTTCTAGTTTAAAATCTCCTAGTTTAGGATGTGTTCCAACTTTCCAATATACATCTCTGCTTACATCAATGTACAAATTATCTCCTGGTTGTGCAACAGTAGGCAAATCTTCAAAACTATCCCACTTCCACGTTCCGTCATCATTTTTAATACCTAATTCCGGTCTTAATGCAGGATCTTTTTTAACTTCTGCTGTTCCTACTTTCCAATGCGTAGCATTACCAGATTCTAAACGCATTTGCTCTCTAGCTTTAATATTAACATTACCAGAAGCTTCTAAATTTATATCACGATTTGC